GCGCGAGATAGCCGTGACGACTCGTTTTGCGGCTGGTTTGATTTATCTTTTTGTAAAGAAAACGCATGTGCTTTACGACACGAAATCTCCCAAAAGCAAAACGAGTCGTCACGGCTATCTCGCGCGTGGCAAGAAGATGCTTCAGATTTGGAGTTGGATATGGACATCTTACGTCAAAATTATCGAGATCACCTCGTCGCGGGCGAAGAGGCTCGTTATTCAAACACGAAAGAGTCCATCCAGGACATTCTTCTTTTTCAAGATAGGAAAAACAAGGTGCAAGCAGATATAGAGCGGTATCGTAGCGAATTCGGGGGTGATACGGAGAGGCAGAAAGAGATCATAGAAAATCTGGAAAAAGAGTGGCGAGCATTAAAAGATGAAAAAAAGAAGAGGGTGGAAGAAAATACCGCGGTGTCCACCGATCTTGTCTCGATAGAGAAAGACATGCAAGAAAACCAGAAAAAGATGGATGCGGTTCTTTTGCGGCAGCAGATGGACACGACTTCTTCCACGATAGATGAAGAAACACTTTTGGCACTAAAAGATCGTATAGCCGGATTTACGCGCGACTATAACAGTCTAGATACGGTTGTTCAGTATATCGAAAAATTGGAAAAACGATGCAACGCTGATGGGGCCTCGGTGCACCTCGCCAAATCTGCGCTCCAGATAGAAATGTTGCGCGAAGAAAACAAAAACATCCTGCGCAAGTGTACAGAGGCTACGACAACAAACGATGATGCATTTCCGTCGGATCTTTCTGAAAAGCTGGATACGTTGCGAAAACAGGCGCAAACCGTACGGGAAAGAAGGGATGCCCTCATGAAAGAGGCCGCGCATCAACATTCACTTTATGATAGCTCCCGACAAACACAGGAGAGGTGCTTGGCGAATTTCGAAACGGTCATGCAAGAAAGGCCCCCGGCTATGCGTGTTGTCACGCGCAAAGAAGATCCTGAAGCTCTTCGGCATGCGCTGCGCAAACTCGAATCAGAAGATGATGATTTCGATGCATGTGAGATGGCGCGGGCCCGAGGGTTCGTGGAAGCATACCCTGCCCTCGAATCTAAGATGAAGCGACACAATGATATATGTTCCTTGCTGGAGCAATGCGAAGATTATCCTTTCAATCCAGCATGCGCGGCGTGCTTGAATCATCCCTGGAAGAAAAAGCGCGAATCCCTCTTGGCCACCAAACGTGATTTGGAGGAGAATGATGATGAGGGGGTCTTTGCCCATTATCGTGATATGGATGAGCTATCGAAAATGTATTCGCATTTTTCTGATTATTTGTATCGCATGAAGAAGAGACGAGATGACAAGGAGGATGTGGAAGGTCGACTGAAGGAAGCGCGAGAGGCGTGTGAAGCGGAGGAACGGGAGTCGGCGTGGTGCCAGCAGAAAGATGGGGTTCAAGAAGAGCTGTCTTGCGCAAAGAAGGCGTGCCGGATGGCGCAAGAAGATTTAGACAAATGCTCCTCGGAAAGAGACGTGTTGACGCGAGAATTGTCGGCGCTCGAGCAAACGATCGCCTTTTCGGAGACATGCGCGTCGGACCGCGAAGCGTTCATGAAGAATGAAGCAGAAATCACGGCATGGACCAAATGGACCAAGAAAAACGAGAAAAAGCTGGCCTTTGAGAAAATACGCGACACCTGGAAGGAAGATGTGGCGAGGGAAAAAGAATGCGAAAAAGCTTGGCAAGTGACCTTACAAAAGAAACGAGATGCGTCTACGGTCCAGCATTGCCACGGTCAAGTACAGCGCTTACAACAAGAAAAAGATGGTATCATGGCGCGAATCCAAGAAAACCAGAAGGCGTTGCATCAATCGGATATGGACATGCTACGTATTCAGCAACAGCTCGATCAAAGGCGATGCGGCCTTCGTGAGCTCGAGCATGCGTGTATTACCCACCGAGAAATCACCCGACGTCTATGTGATCTAACAGAGTGCAAGGCGTGGCACGACAAAAAGGATGGCATGGCGCGACAAATAGAATCCATCGAGACGCGCCACACGCTCGACATCTTGCATAAGAAAATAGGTGAGCTACAAAGCATGTACGATACGCTCCAGCTGCAGATGCGTGTGATAGAATCATTCGATGTTTGGTATACACACACATACCATACGCATCGCATCAAGTTTTGTCAGGCGCTCGTCACACAGACCGCGCCGGAACTCACGCTCTTACGGGATAAAAAGCGAGAATATCGCAAAAATGTCGATATGATGGATAGGCTTTCTGAATATGTGCAAAAAATGGGTAAGCGCACGCGTCTTTTGGAGCAGATCATGGCGCATTTTGCGTGCTTCAAGACCTGGGTCATCGAGTCCAAAGTCATCCCTTCTATCGCGGAAAAGGTAAACTTTCTGTTACGCCACTTTTGCATCCAGCACCGCAACATATCCTTGGCCTACGACTTTGTGCCACAAAAGAATGATAGCGGACAGATCGCATGGTTTATAAAGGAAGGTCACGATATGACCCTGCCGATCGAAAAGGCCAGCGGCTTTCAACGGTTTGTGATCAACTTGGCCATGCGTATCGTGCTCGGCAAGTTTGGCATCTGCGGCATCAAAAACAAACAGTTGTTTATCGACGAGGGCTTTACGTCGTTCGACCAGGACAATTTGGAAAACGTGCCCCACATCTTGAGCGAACTCCTGCTACCGCTGTTCAAATCCATCGTCATCGTGACGCATCTAGAAAGCATCCAAAACCACATTCCTTCTTATATTCCCATCACACGGGATGCCGTGAGCGCAACCAGTTCCATTTACTTTGGACATCCGGATTGCATCCCGTGCGGGCGCAAAGCCGGAAGACCGAAAAAAGAAGAATGCATGCTCACTTGAGAGCGACACAATCACACCAGGTTCCATTGAAGAATTTCTTCTTGTTGATCTTGAACAATTGCTTGGACACTTTACAGACCGTATCCGCATAGGGTTTGATCATGTCGTTCTCTTTCAGATTGACCAACTCTTTCTTGATGGATGCGTTGGCAGAACTAGAGTCTGCCAAGCTTTCCTCCACAAACTGCAGCAGTAGATCGGCCTTTTCTGCACCGGGGGCTTTGAGCTTTTCCAGCACTTCCATGACGGTCGCGATGTATTCGAATGCGCTTTTGCAATCGACTTCTTTGACTCTTTTCCAGGCGTCTTCGAAAATCTTCATTTTATTTCAAGTATATATTTTTTATTCATATGTAAAAAAATTTGAAATTTTTTCATATGGACACACATTATAATGCAGGCAGACATGGAGTTCAAAGGGTGCGCATCCCTTACAAATCACAAAATCAACGTCCTGAAGCTGAAGAATCTCATCGGTGGCTTGGACATGCGTGTTGAGGCAATCAACCACAACATCGGTCGTGTGTATGTCGTGGACAAAGGTGGTAACAGTCAGCCTATCCCAGTAAATGAAGAAGAAAAGCCCATCATCACCATGATCGACGGTGCTGGTAGACGAGTTCCTCCGTACAACAACGAGTTCCTATACATCCACGGCGAAAGCTTTGTTATCTCGGTGAACGGCACTCCTATTATGAGGCTGGAACAGCAAAAGCAGCATAGCATTGTGGCCCAGCAGCAGCTACAGCATGAAGAGATAGAGTTGTAGTGAAGAAGCTGGATGTGTAGGCGCTCTATGGTACCATGTACATTCGGTGAGTACGGTAGGAGTATATGACAACATTACTTGAGTGATTCTACCACTCATTCTGATATAGATTTCTATTTTTGGTAAATATGAAACCTAAAAAAATATTACCAGAATCCAAATAAAGACATGGACTCTTCCAAGATTCTTCTCTACACATGTTTAGGTGAAAATCCGTCTTATCTGCAGGTTTTTTCATTTTTGATGCGGTCTCTCATGTGTCATCATCATTCGCCGCCTTGTTTTGATTTTTTGATTATCGTGGACGAAAATCTCTATGCACATGTACAAAAGTGGATTTCTGATGTCCACTTTCCCTTTTCCATCTTTCTTCACCAAGCGGATACGCAAAGCCATGCGGCTTATCAAGACAACAACATGGCGCCCAGCTATCTCAAACTGCATCTCTTTGATTGGCCACGCGTATTTAGCTATGACACGGCGTTGTTCATAGACGCCGATATCATCGTGCCTCCGCACTTTGACATGCGAGATTTCATCGTATCGCAAGCATGCAACCCGGAAAAGCTGGAGGATGGCTGTTTATATGCCATGCGGGAGTTTGAAGACATGTGCATGCACCGGATGCATTACTTTGATCTTCATGACTATACGGATGAAGAAATAGCCGCGTTCGAAGAAGAGGGGATATATGCCTTCAATACGGGGCTCTTCTCTTTCAAAGTAAACGCGGAAATCAAGCGCATCTTTTCGGATATTCTGGAGATGATACACACTACGCCTGATCCACGGCTGTTTTTTTACGAACAGAGCTTTATGAATGTGTATCTGAACCGAACGCGGAGAGCGCGGTATGATGTCATCACACATGATCATTGTGAATTGTTTGTGCGCCCGGAGAGCGCCTTTGTACCCAAGCTGCTGCATTTTTGTGGCGAGGCGAGCAACGGCAAATCCAAAGGAGACTTCATGCACGCTTTTTGTTCACGGAATTGTCCCGAGATATTACAGCATGTAGGAGACCAGAATAAAGAAGAAAATGCATCCTAGCTAGGCATACAACATGTATTTTTCAGGGAGCACATCGAAAAAGCATCCGGACAAGGGAAGTACCACGTGGGGCACTAAATAAACACTTCCATGCTCAGTGGTGGTCAGCGTGCATTTGAGTGTGACCTGATCGAAATATGTATGCGTATTATCGCTCCATGCATAGGTATACATACACTCGTCTAGGTTGAGCGGAAAGTATTCGACCAATTCAGCATGCGCGTCTTGACAGGTATGGGCTTTAGAGGTCATGCGCATGGTGACGGTGATGATAAGGGCGCCCAAAATGAGATGTTTCCATGAGATACGCATGATGGTGATGATGAGGTTGACGTTGCCTATTTAGAAGGACTGGACTCAAATTTTCAGACTCGGGGATGGGGTGTCCGTGCCACCCCCAACCGAAAAATCAAAGAGTCTGTTTCCAAGTCTATATGAAACACACCTTGTGTGGACAAGCGGACGATTTCTTTCAGAAGGTTGTATATGAAAAAGGTGCCATCCTCAGCATTCCTCAAAGGAGAATGCTCTAGATTATTTTCGAGGTATACGACAAAGCTCTTCTTGTCTTTTGTGGGAAGGGTGTCTTTTGCCTTGGTGTAGGCGACCCACAAGTGTTCATAATCCATTATTTCGACGTACTTGTGGGTGCTGAAGAACTGGAGCTCTGCATTGGTAAATGCATGATAGAGAAAGGATGATAGGAAGAGAATGTTTTGGAACAAATATCTTTCATCTATGGATATGGTATATTTTGAATCGTTGAGCAGAGTGTAGTAATAGTTGTGAAAATGCGTGCACAACCTGCGGGATGGCATGGACATGTCTGCTGCGTCATGGGAGTAAAATCCATAGCCTATGTATTCCAGCAATGGACCGACCAAAGATGGACGCTTTAGCATTTTACGATTTTGCCGATGTGAGAATCCCTTTTGGCATTTCAAATTTTTCGATACAAATGTACAATATATTCATCTGTTTTATGGTGGGTGGCAAGATGGTCAAGTGGACATATAGGGATATGGATTGCGTAGGCGGGAGCATTATGACGTATTCCTTCATGGACCTTTTTTATGGTGCCCGACTAAGGGTGACAAAACAGTATAAGAAAGAATTGTGAATGTAAAGGTGACGGCACTTTTGTGGGCTTTTTACTGTGTGAATAGTCGGATATCGGATACGTTTTCAGATATGTTGAGATGGAGATACCAGATGTGTAGTACACACAACTATTGTTGTGTTTTCTTTGAAGCACTTGCATGTGTTCACAGCTACACAAAAAAAGACTATTGAAACCTTATTTTTGCTCATGTGAAAACATTATAAGTAGTTGATACGTCAATGTTATAAGTGTATCATGACGTGTGGATATGTATACGCCATTCTCATCAAGAATTGTATTTTCAGTAAAAAACATATATTCAAGGTTGGGCGCACGCAAGATATTATCACCCGATACAAATCTTATCCAAAAAGTAGTCAACTTCTCTTTGTTTACTATGTAAAAAATTGTATCAAGACAGAGCGTATTTTGATAAATTCTTTAAAATCGTCTGTTGCATTTCGTCATAGAACTGATTATGGTTCTGAATATTTTGAAGGAGCCTTTGCAGAATTATCCAGTATGTATAAAAAATGTGTCATTGAACTGTCTTCTGAACATAATATTTCTCAATTACCACAAGAGCACGCAAAAAGATTTTTCTATTGTCCTCGATGCAACTTTGAGACGGATCGTCGTTTCAATCTCAAGACGCATTTTCATAAGAAAAAGAGATGCCAAAACATTAACAACGTAGAGTTGACTGATAAACTGATGCGCGAGGCTATGAAAGAAAAAGATGATTCTCATGGTGTAATCCCAAATGAGACCTCTGTAGTCGCAACTATTAATTCAACTTCTCATCTTGAGCATAGCTCAAAAAATAATATTAATTCTAATGATACTATTGGTTCCAATAATAATTCGTCCACACATATAAATCAAGTCATTGAAAACCCAATCATAGTATGTATAGATCCAATTAAAGAATATACAATTCATGATATTGAAATGTGTACACCTATTATGGAGAAATATAAAGCATTGATGGACCTATTTGAACTAGATGGAGAAAGATTAAATGACTTGAAACCAAGGATATATCATACTATAAATAGAAATACCAAACAGCTCTATGATTATATACCTGATCCAACAAACAACACTACATTTGTAATGCCTGACAAAAAAGATATATTGTACACTATTCAGTCTTTTACAAATATTTGCAGGGAAAGTGAGATTTCTTTCAAAATGACGATAAAGCATTTAACAGCGTTTTTAGATGGAGACACTGATGATGTGTATTATGCTGATAGACATTGGAAATGTGTAACAATGAATAGTTGGTGTGACATTCTAAAAAAGGAAATTTCCAATTATCTAAAAGCGCTTCAGTTTTTTTGCATTCATCTCAATCAAAAATCGTATATTGTTCACCCAAGAATGTACGAAAGAAGCAGGCAACAGATGTACAAACTTTTTAGAACATTTCATTTATTGAAACTTCCTCTGTTCTTCAAAGATAAAAACGCTTTTGATGTCATAAAAGAATACTACACATTTGCGGATGATGATAAATTTATGCAATATGAAGATGAATTTACTCATCACGATGCAATCAACGATTGCAAGGAAATGTATAACAAAGCAGAATATGATTGCCGTGAAAGTGACGTAATCCAATTCGAAAATGCATTTAGATATTTACAGGAAAAGACTCTGGGATGTTCAAGTGATAAAATCAATAAAATCTTCTCCTATTATCTGCACCAAAACCCATCTTTTATGAATACCATGAAAACTCAAAACAATTTATTGAAACAGACAACTGTTCATTTACACACCACCAATATAGATACACCATTGGAAGAACGAAGCGATGAAGAATTTATACGGTCAAATTACAATACACGGTTTATGCAATGATGTATAAACAATTACACAAGTATCACCTACTATATCGCAATATCACGCGTAGCGCAGCGGGTGTTTGAACGCGTCAAAGATGTAGAAAAAGGTGGACTTATAGGGGTGTGCCCGTCCATCGCGAAAAGACAATGAATGCTGTGTGGGAATCCCATCTCGAATCACTGGATATGGCCCGTGTACCAGCTGACGATCTGCTTTGTATTGCTCTCCATCTCGCGGAAAAACACATAGACCCAGCTCCACAAAAGGCCAACCACCGGCCCACGTTTGCAAATCATTTTTTATCTTTTCATCAAAATC